ACCAACTTTACAAATAGGACATAGTGCAAACTATGGTGCGTTTGATATTACACACGGCATGTATGCTCCCAATTATTATGTAAATACGCCCTCACCTTCAATTAGTTTAACGGCATTATTTACAGCTAACAGTGTAAGCGAAGCAAAGTATATGATAGCTGCAATACATTTTTTTAAAACATGTGTAAAGTCAGATTTTGGTGAACAACGCAGAACTACAGCAGGCACACCACCTCCAATTTTAAATCTTAGTAGTTATGGAAGTGTGCATGCAAAAAATACACCAGTTATTGTAACTAGTTTTGGATATACTTTAACTGAAGACGTTGACTACGTGACAATAGATGAAGAAGATATGGCAAGCGGAATAACTTCAGAAGATCAATCTATTTTTAATGTAAGCTCAGATTTATCTCCAGGTGATAAAATTAGTGTACCCACACAAGTTTTATTATCAATTGAACTACGTGTACAATATCCTCCTAGTAGTGTGAGGAAAGAATTTAATATTAAAGACTTTGCAAATGGATCTTTACTAAAAGGATATATTTAAATGACAGAATATAGAACAGACAGTGTATACAGAAATACAGGTATAGTTAATAAAAAGTATCTAGATATATTTGAACCTGGCAGTGTTGATATTTCTAATACAACTACCAATAATTTTACAATTGTATCTAAATATGAAAATAGACCAGACGTGTTAGCTAATGATCTATACGGCAACCCAAGGTTATGGTGGGTGTTTGCACAGTTTAATCCTGATATATTAAATGATCCAATAATCGACTTTGTTTCTGGATTAGAGATAAAAGTTCCAACAAGGTTTACATAAAATGACTAAAACAGTATCTGATAACTGGATCAGTACAGTGGATTTAGGCACATATAAATTTACTCTTTATATTGTGGACACTGATTTATATAATGATCCAACACCTCTTTCACAAAATGATAGTGCTTCACTTAACGCTGGAAAAGCAGTTATTATTGCTGAAAGCGGAGTCACAGGTGCTTACAGCATTGAAAATATTTTAATACAGAGTACAATCAATCCAAGCGAAACAGCAGGTGCGTCAACTCCTACTGGATTTGTTTTTGAAATATATGAGCCACTAGGATTTAGTTTACTTGATAGAATTTTAACAGTTGGTAGACGCATGGGTAGACCTAGCAATCTACCTTCACAGTCTTATATTTTAAAATTAGAATTTTTAGGACGAGACGGTAGCACAGGAGCAAGTGTTCCTTATGATGGTATATTTTTATACAACTTGCGTTTTGGACAAATTAGAGCAAGTTTGGGTCCTGCGGGTGCAAAATATTTCGTAGTAGCACAAAGTATAATTAAAGCTGCACAAATGCACACAGTAACCAAAACAGAAATTACAGCTAAAGAAGTAACAACAGTACAAGAGTTTGCGTCTAATTTACAAACTGTATTAAATGAAGCAGAAGTAAATTTATTAAGACCAGAAGAACGAGCAAGGGGTTTAAAGCCCACCAAAGAGTATATTGTAGAGTTCGATAGCACCACATCTATACAAGCTGATGATGTCACAAGAAGAAAAAGATTTGATCTTAAATCTGCATCATGGGGCGGCACAGCTGATAGCCAAACAGCAAGTGGGCAAAGTACAAATATGGAAGATGTTAGTAAGCGTGATGTATCTGTCAATAGTGCAACACAACTTACAGCAAAAGTTACAGATCTTATAGAAAAAAACGTACCTAGTTTTAGTACATATGTTCAAGATGCGAGACAAAATAGTTTTGTTGTTCCTTATGTGTATGTAACACTTAAAGAAAAAGAAATTTTAGATGACACCAATCCACTCAATACACAAAGATTTATAATTACATTAACAATTAATATAGGCGAAGACTTTACAGTACCAAAAGAACTAGCTGATGATCAAGAAAGAATGCAAACTAATGCAGGGTTACAGCGAGAACGTTTTTCTGCATTACCTATCGTAAAAAAATATAACTACCTATATACAGGTGAAAATACAGAGATATTAGATTTTCAATTAGACATTCAAGAGCTATTTGCAGTAGCCCAAGCACCAGCAGCAGGTATCTATTATGCTGATAATAGACAACAGTTTACACCAACTAACGCTCTTAAAATTACCCAAGACCAAAAAGGCTTAGTACTAAAAACACAAGAACAACAGCAACAACTAGGTGGGCAGATATTTTTAAGTGATGTTGAATTGCCTCGTATTAATATAAATGAAACAGTTGTGTATGATAGATTCCCTGAAAGTAGTGCCACACAACAAGTAAATGAAACAATATCTGATACAGATAGAATTAATAGTCATGTAGCAGGACAAATAGCAAGACGTGATAATGATGCGACAAACATTACATTGGAAATTAAAGGCGATCCTTTTTGGATGGGAACACCTGATAGTGTAAGAAGTGGCAATAATGTTACAGTAGCTAATTTTAAAGGCACAAATGCAATGATAGGTTTTCTAAATTTTCAACCTAACGAAAAAGATTTGTTGAAAAATCAACAGCGAGGACCTGTAGATTTAATAAGCACAGGAGTTTATAAAGTTGTTACAGTTGAAAGTAAATTTCAACAAGGCCAATTTACACAAACATTAGAAGCATACAAAGACAAAAACACTAATCCATTTTTAACACTAGATGCATTAGTTAATATGAGGATAATATAATGGCGGGAACCAGTATCAAAACTGCAGGATATGAAGTAGCAGGCAGAGGTAAACAAGAAAGCAAATATAATATTAACAACCTAAACGGAATGTTTATTGGTGAGGTTATTAAAAACAGCGACAGTTTATTCACAGGCCGCATTACTGTAAGGATAAGTGACTTTAATGGAAATGTAAGTGAACGTATCTGTTTACTATGCACTCCTTTTGGAGGACATAGTGCAATTGTTCCTAGTGGTCAAGATGAGAAACAGTTTGGCGAGCAACAGAGTTCTAACAATGGTAGTCCTAAAAGTTTTGGTATGTGGCAACAGCCTCCTGAAATAGGAACAAATGTTGTTGTAATGTTTACTCCTAGTATGGAACAAGGCGTGTGGCTAGGAAGTTTAATTAGTAAAGATAGAAATCATATGATGGGTGGCAACGCAAGTAGCCAATCATATAAAAATGAAGAAGTTATCCTTAGTCCAGCAAGTGAAAAAAATCCATACGACCAAAACGATCAGGACACAAGGCCTGCAGACTTAGATGGTTTAGCAACCCTTACAGAACAAGGCACAGCAGATGACTATGTAAGGGGACATAGTATGAGTAGTGCTAGGCGTGAAACACCAACACATGTATTTGGATTAACTACAAAAGGCGGCCATGTTTTAACACTAGACGACGGTGATAAAGAAGGCACAAGTAAAAATATTAGAATAAGAACTAAAAGCGGAGCGCAAATAATATTAGATGATACACATGGGTTTATTAATATTATGAATCAAAAAGGCAGTGCGTGGGTAGAAATAGATGAAGAAGGAAGAATAGACTTTTTTAGTGAAGCAGGTGTGAGCGTTGGTACAAACGGGGACTATAATGTACACGCAAAAGGTAGTATCAATATGCAAGCAGACCAAGGCGTTAATATTAAAACAACTGGCGGTGAAGGAATGAAACTACAATCCAGCGCAGGTAGTATTGATATACATAGTGCTATTGCTATTAGAAGCGAAACAAGTCAGTATGAAATAAATGCTGCAAGTGGTTATATAAAAGCAACTGGCGGAAGAATTGACTTAAACGGGCCAACAGCAAGCAATGCTCAACAGCCAACCATACAAGCACAAACTGTAAATAGCAGTGTAACTTCAAGTATTGGTAGCCGTGTTCCAGAACACCAACCATGGCTAGGAAATAGTAGTGTACAAGAATCATTTGAAACAGGAAAAGGAAATACAGGTTAATGCCATCTTATGTTTTATCAAATACAGTAAGTAGTAAAGATTTAATTAGCTTTGATTTATTTCCTGTCAAAGATAATGTTATTGCAAATGACTTGATCCCTAAACAAAATTTAGAGGCAAGTAACGATATAATTAATTTTATTTTGCGTAATATTAAATGGTATGGATATAAGTTTTTAGATGTTGACAGCAATATAAAAATAGGATATAATCAGAGTACTTCACTTGACGCAAAAGGTATGACAGAGGAATCAGCATTCAATAACTGGATAGGAAATTTCAAAGAAGTAGAACGCAAATTTAAACGACAGTTATTATTGGAAAGTTTATCACAAAGCCAATATGATAGTTTGTTAAGTATGTTTTATTTCACAAAAAGTTTTACAACTGTTGGCACACCCAAGCGTACTTTTAATTTAACAGAGTTTATTAAAACCAGACAGTGGGAATACATTGCTACTGCCATGACATTGTCAGGCGGTAAAGGCAGGATATTAAGACAATCAGAAGCAAAAATAATGATGCTTGCTGATTACGGAAATACAAAAGATAGATCTCTTATAAAACAACAAGGGCTAGAAGAACTAGTTAAAAGATATCCTAATAGATTTGTAGACAACGCAGCTAAAGAACAGGCTGAGTATATATACTTTACTGAAACTAGCAGATTCCTCCCCAATATGAGTGAATCTAGAAAAAGACTATTAGCCAAAGAGCTCAAATAAGGAATAACGAAATGCAGGCCAGTGTACTCTTACTAAACGCAGATGCGCAACCATTAAGTTTACTTCCCCTGAGTACCATAAGCTGGCAAAATGCAGTAAAGGCTTTATATAGCGATAAAGTTTTTGTAGTTAAAAATTACAATGAAATACGACTTAATAGTACAAGTGTAAGTATACCATTACCAAGCATTGTAATGTTAAACAGTTATCACAGACCACCATTACGAGCAAAGTATACTAGAAAGAATCTATACATTAGAGACAACTACCAATGTCAATATTGTGGTAATCATTTTAGTTACGCTGACCTGACTATTGACCACGTTATACCTAAATGCAAAGGTGGAAAATTAACTTGGGAAAATAGTGTAGCGGCGTGTGGGCCTTGTAACGTTAAAAAGAATGATAGAATGATTAAACCTATTACAGAACCAAAGCGGCCTAGTTGGCATCAGCTTAATTATGCTAGTAGAAACTATCACACTACAATTCCTGATATTGCATGGCAGGACTATATCATGTGGCCAGAAGATAAACTTACTATACGACAAGTAAAAGTAAGTTTATAAAAACAGTACTTAATTTCTAGCATAAATATATGTATGACTAAAATTAAGGGCTATACTACACAAATAAATGAATTCACTAGTACCTCTCTGAACGGATTGGAACTAGCAAAGCAGGATTTGACAAACCACTTTCATATTCGCAAAGGCGAGAAGTGGACTAATCCTGACTTTGGTAGCAATCTTCCTTTTTATGTTTTCCAACCATTGGACGACAGTACTATTGATTTAATTACACAAGATGTAAGAGATGTAGTAACAAACGACCCACGTTTTAATATGAATAGAAATACAGTTGATGTACAAGCAGACGCACATAGTGTTACAGTAAATGTAGAGCTTATGTACCTACCAACTACTACAGCAACAGAGTTGCAACTAAAGTTTGACAAAGACTTTGAGCAAGATATAGAGTTTTAATTATGGCACAAAATACTAGACAAAATAGATTGTTCGCAGCAGAAGATTATACAGTGGTATATGAATCATATATAAATGCTAACTTTCAAGCATTTGATTATGATACAATTAGAACCACTATGGTTGATTATGTTCGCAACAACTATCCTGAAAACTACAATGACTGGATCGAGAGTTCAGAATTTGTAGCACTACTTGATGTAGTTGCACAGTTTGGACACAACTTAGCATATAGAGTTGATCTTAATACACGCAATAACTTCTTAAGCACCAGTACGAGGCAAGATAGTGTTTTTAAACTTGCAGAGTTTTTAGGATATTCACCAAGAAGAAATGTGCCAGCATTTGGTGAAATGAAAGTTGTTAGTGTTAAAACTAACGAAGCTGTAATTGGTAGTGAAGGTACTAGCCTAGGTGGGCAAGAACTAAGATTTGAAAATAATACAAATATTAATAATATAGATGACTTCATCACAATTATGAACGCAATATTTCAAGCAAGTAATAATTTTGGTAGTCCCAAAAAGCAAGTTGTAGTTGATGGCATTGCAACTGAATTTTATGACTTAAACAATACTGCAAACCAAATTAAGTTTGATGTTTCAGGATACGCTGATGGATCGCAAGTTAATTACAATCTAATTAGTGTTGATTATAACACAACTACTAACCTAGTAGAAGAAAATAATCCAGATCCAAACAGTGCATTTGGTTTATATTATAAAAATGATGGCAGAGGATTAACAAGCGACAATACGGGCTTTTTTGTAGGTGTAAAACAAGGTACAATACAGTTTGACGATTTTACAATTGAAAATAGTATTGACAACTTAACATTAGATATTAATACTGAGAATGTAAACCATACAGATGTTTGGGTACAAACGATTGACACTGACGGCAGTGTTGTAAAAAATTGGAATAAAGTGGTTGACACTAATAGTGAAAATGTTATATATAACAGCTTTGCTAGTGGTGTAAGAGACGTATTCAGTGTTAAGACAAGAACAAATAATCAAATTAGCATTAAGTTTCCAGACAGATTGTTTGGCAATATTCCATCTGGAAATATTAGAGTATGGTATCGTGTAAGTGAAAATAGTACATATACAGTTAGACCAGATGACTTAAACAATAAAAAATTAAACATTAATTATCTAGGTGTTGACGGCAGTGCTTATACCGCAGTACTAACTGTACAGCTAAAGCAAAGCATCAGCACAGCTAGTAGTAGTGAAACACTAGATAGTGTTAGAGAAAATGCACCCAAAGCATATGCATCTCAAGACAGATTAATTACCTCACAAGACTATAACAGCATGCTACAGGCACAAGTAGGTGGTGTTAAAAAAATTAAAAGCGTAAACAGGACATTTAGTGGACACAGTAGATACATTGACTTTAATGATCCTACTGGAACATATTCTAGTCTAGATGTATTTGGTAAGGACGGTACATTATCAACTTCTAACAAAACTGTAGAAACAAGTTCAACATTTGGTGAAAGTGCAAATGTATTATTTCAAAAATATATAAAGCCTATGTTATCAAACGATAACTTGGTTAACTTGTATTACAACGAAAATAAAAGTAAATTTGAAAGTTATAAAGGAGACTATAGTTATACTCCCAATCTAACAGCAACAGATAGTACTTTTGGTGACCAAGGATATACTTGGAACACAACAAGTACAACCAGCAGTACAGCAACAAGTGGTTACATTCTCCTTAAAGGTGAAACAGAAGTTACTCGTGTAGGCAACACACAAACAAATTATATGAAACTGTTTACAGTTGGTAGCTTAATTAAATTTAAAAACGTTCCTCAAGATGGAGTAGCAGGCAGTGAAACATGGGCTAAAGTAGTAAGTATTTTAGCAGACGGTTTAGGCGTAGATAATCCAGGACAGCCTGGTACATCTAGTGGATTAGATACAAGCGGCAAAGGTGCAATTGTACTAGATAAAGTTATACCAAATGGATCAATAATAGATGTAATTTATCCTAGCTTGTCAAGAACGTTTACAGAAAGAGAATCAGATGTAATTGCTGCCTATTTAAATGGCAAGACAAGTTTTGGATTAGTTTATGAACCTACAACTACTTCTTGGGAATTGAAAGAAATTAACAAGACAGATGCAACATGGCTAATCTACGCTGATTACAAAACAGAGACACAAACATATGAATTTAGTTTAAGAACTTTAAGATTCTTTTTTGAGAGTTCAAAAGTTAATTTCAGCAATATAAGCAATGAAAAGGAATTAGATACATATACTAACAAGCCATATAGAGACAGTATAACTATTACAGGTGTAAGAGATGGTTTAATTAGTGAGTTGGGAAAGTTTTATATTTACGGATATGAAAGTGACAAAGATGGTATTACAATTAATTCTAAAAAAGTACAACTAAGTTTGATTGATAACGATAATGATAGTAGACCAGAAAATCCTGATGCTTTTATCGATATTACTAATACATCAGGATTTAATAATTTAAGATTTGAATGGAATCACGTTGCAGCATCTAACGAAGTTGTAGACCCAAGTTTAACTAATATTGTAGATGTATTTGTCCTAAACAGTTCATATGATACAGAATATAGAAACTGGCTTACAACGGATGTGGGCGATGAGCCAAAAACTCCAAGCTCGTATAACCTGTCTAAACAGTTTAACAGTATTAATAGTAAAAAGTCAATGAGTGATACTGTAGTATACAAACCAGTGAAATACAAGCCATTGTTTGGTCCAAAATCAAACGATAGCTTACGTGCAAAATTTAGAGTAATTAAATTACCAGGATCAAGTGTAACAAATAATGATGTACAAACAAAATGTGTAAAATCAATTAATGAATATTTTGCAGTAAACAATTGGGATTTTGGTGAAACATTTTACTTTACAGAGCTTGCTGCACATGTACACAAAAGTTTAAGCGGACTTATTAGTAGTTTTGTAATTGTTCCGCAAGGAACAGGAAGTGTATTTGGAGACTTATTCCAAATTACGCCAGCCTCAGACGAAATGTTTATACCAGATGTAAGTTTAACAGATATTGAAATTATTGAAAACATTACAGATGAAAACCTAAGAGTAGGAAGTTAATAAATGGCTAACAATAAAAAAAGAGCAGGTAACACTAACAACAATAAAATTAAAACAAGTAAGTTTCTGCCTAGCGTATTTCAAACTAGCCTTAATACTAAATGGCTAGATAGCACACTTGACCAAATGGTAAGCAAAGGTAGCCTTGCAGATCTAAACGGTTATGTTGGTACACAAAATGGCAGATATAGCAGAGGCAATGATACATACTTAGATAATAATGATTATGGTCCAGCACTCACTACTACACATAAAGACGGTTCTTTAAATCATGTGTTGTCATTTAAAGATATTAAGAATAAAATAAACAGTGAGTTTGAAAACTATAACTTTGGTTCAGCATATGCAAGTAACAGTTACTTTTTTCGCCCTCCTGTTGATATTGATAAGTTTGTAAACTTTAATAATTATCATTGGGTGCCTGAACTTCCTACGTATAAAAGTAAAAACACAACAGGCAATAGTAGTTTTAATCCAGTAGCAAATGCAAATGGAAGACTGAATTATACATTCAATGACGGCGCAAATAGCTTTGAACTAGAAAATAATTTGATTATAGAATTTGCAGGCACAGAATGGCCAACTACTATTAAAAACAAAACTTACATTGTTACTGGTGTTGGTAGCAACATCAATATGCGTTTGTGGGAAGATGAAACAGGCAAGCAAGTATATAACTTTTATAGCCAAGCGTCTATACGTACAAGCGACTTTTTTGATCGCAGTCCAGTTACAACTGTTAGTCCTCCTGAAGGCGTGATAACTTCAGTACATCCTGAAACACTATTAGAAGACTATCAAAATAATCCAAGCACACCTATTTTTAGTGAGTGGGATTTTACAGATGAAGAAAGCAATAGCACAAGATTTGTTGCTGGAAAACTTATTCAGTTTAGTGAAGCTTGGAATTTTAATACAGCAAACCAAAGTAGTAAAATTTACTTAACTGAAATAGATGAAAATTTTATTCCCAGAGTACAACTAATTATTGATTCAACAATAGTAAATGGAAAAGTTGAAACTTTTATTAAGCCAAACTTGCCTGAAAAATATAAAGAATATGTAGACTTATTATATGGTTTCGATAGTGAAGAATATGATTCAAGTGTAAGTGATATTATACAAAAAGATTATATTGTTATTGATAAAAATTGTGTATACCAAACAGCTTGGAGTAGAACAAACTTCTGGGTAAATGCACAAACTATAAGAAATCTAAGACAACTGGATGGTATGTATTTTAATATTGATAGTTATATTAACTTAGATAATGTTGCACGTAGGCCTATTTTAGAATTTATTGGTAGTATGCATTTGTATAATCATGTTACTACAAAAAATAATAACTTAGACGAACATAGACATATTGATTTTATTTTACCAATTGACACTCCAACTTCTATGGTTGATGGAGAATTAAAACTATCAAACCCAGAATCTCCTATCCCAGAAGGAAGCACACTTGTTTTTAATGTGTTAAAGGATAGTCATGTATCTCTAAAAAAATTATTTAAGGTCTCAGATGAGGATGGCCATTTAACAATTTTAAAAGACTTAGAAAAAGACGACTACGTTAATCCAAAAAATGCAATGAATATGTATAATTATACAGATGCTGATTTGGTGTATAACGGCGAAGTTTGGACAATCGGACAACAGAAAAAACAAGTAAACCAAGCGCCACTTTTCCAGATATATAATCATGAAGGCATTAAGTTACAAGACTTACCTAATACTGTATTTAAAGGTAGCAGAGTATTTGGATATCAAGAGGGCAGTGGTACAGCTGATCTAGAATTAGGTTTTGCAGTAAGTTATACTGATAGTCCAAAAGGTGCTGAATTTACTTTTAAAAATTACTTGTTAACTGAAGTCTATGAGTCAGTTTACAGAAGTAAGTTTAATAGAAACGTGTCTAATCGTCGTATACTAAATGACCTACTATATTTTAAAGTTGACAATGATTTAAGATTCAATTATACCAAAAGCAAAATACCACATAGTTTAAAAAATAAAAATACCTTTGTGTTTGACGGAAATGATATTGTAACTAAATTTGGACATAACAACTGGCGAGCAACAAGAGAGTATTTCCTACACGAGTACTATGATAGGCCAGTTGTAAGTGAAGTTGTAAGTCCAGGAGTGATTACAGACAAGTCACAATCAGATACAATGCATATGATTGCATCAACAGAACAATCTATTATAATACATAACTTAATTAAAAATAACACTATTAAATTTACAACTCAAGATGGAACAAATATTGAAACAACGCCGTTAGCTGGAGTTACAGTAATTAGAACTGGCAATAAGATTGAGTTATCTTTTGACAACACAACAGACGGATTGCAACTATATATAACGTATAGCAGATATGAAAATACTCCTTATATTATTGTAAGTGAGTATGCAGATAAAGTTTATTATGAAGTTACAGTAAACGGAAAGATTGCAGATGAATCAATTTACACAGTTGGTCCAGATAGCATTACAGTTTCCAAAGACACATTGGAAAAAGATGATGTTATAGATATTGAATATATTAGTAATAAGCCAGAGGACGTAAATGGTATTCCTCAAATTATGGAATTTAATTCCAATAATAGAATGGTAGAAACATTTACATTTAGTGATACATTGGATCACTGGCAGTCAATGCTAAGACATATTCCAGATTTACAAGGTGACATATTTGGAACAAATAACTATAGTGCAAGCAGCAAGCAATTAGGCAATGGCGGCGGTACTATTTTCATACACGAAGATTTAAGTAACACACATGATATTACTTTTGCAGAAAATGCACTAAACATTACTGGTGCATTAACTGAGCAAGGAAGAGATTGGGACTCTTTTAGAACTAGGTTTACCAACCAAGTTAGAAGATTGTATAGTACAAAAGCATATCGCTCTACCACTGAGCTAACAAATGAAGCAATAGACTTAATTACTGTAAATCGTAAAGGTAGTCCACTTTACAAAAATAGTAATATGTTGTTCTCCAGTAATGAAAAAACACAAAGATTTGATCTAGATAGTAATGTGGATGATTACTATATGACATATATTGAGAACAAAGACTTTTTAATATCAGATCATGTGTATGTTTATTTGACAGATGATATGTATGAGCAAGGCAAATTTGTAAAACGTTTACTTACAAAGGGAATAGATTATACTATTGTTGGCAATCATATTAAACTTAATACAACAATAGTCTATAGAGAAAATTTAGATCCATTTATTGAAGTTGTATATAATGATATGGATAGCAATAGCTACGTTCCAGCTAGTCCTGTTAAGTTATTCTTAAAACAAGGACATCTTCCAAGTGCATCATATAACAAAATTATTGGACATGATGGATACGAATACAATATTGCAGGTGATGCTGAATTGTTTGACATAAGCAGCAAAGACTTTGATCCAGTAGCATCCTGTTTATTAGAATTAGAAAAGAGAGTATATAGCGGGTTAGCAACAAGTAATGACTATAAATCTGCATACAATTATATTCCTGCTCCAAACAGAAGCACTTGGTATACTGTGCAAATTATTGACAATTATTTAGAAAAGTCATTCGCACGTTGGTATAACAAAAGTGGATATGCTAGTTTAACACCAGACAATTATTATGACTCTGAAGATGCTAAAACTTGGAACTATAGTTCAATATTAGATGGGTTACCTGGACATTGGAAAGGTGCATACATACATCTATTTGGTACTGCCACACCACACACAACACCTTGGCATATGCTAGGGCATAGCTTTAAACCAACTTGGTGGGATAGTAAATTTAATTGGATTAATCCTACTAAACGTACAGCGTTGCTTGAAGCTCTTAGGTTTGGTTATGTAGAAGAAAATGTAACTGATATTAATTTTGCAAGATACAATTGGGACTGGGATAATAATTGTCCTGTTGACAATAATGGCAATCTTACAGATCAAAATTTAGTATTAGATCCAGATTCAATACTTGTAGGTTTAGCCAAAGCGCAAGAGTTTGTATTTGGAGATTGGGGGCCTGTAGAAAGCCAATGGAGAAATTCAAGCACAGGGTATATGTGTATGGTAGATGCAATAGTTAAATTAAGTCCTGCAAAAGCATGGACTGATATGCTACAGCCTGGAACAACCAAAACATATGATTATAAAAATGCTAAACTAAATGACAGAACAAAATTGTTCATATCTCCTGCAGAATATAGAATTCCAGGAGAGGTATACGGCAAAACAGTAACAGGTATTAACTACGAGAATACATTTAATTCTTTTAAAGTTTCAGATACTTTTGCAAAATTCATAGGTATTGAAGATACACATATAATTGATACAAATATTAGTTACAAACAAAAAGACGGGTTTACTGTAGAAGGAGAACCTTATAAGTTTATTAGTAGTATCTCACTAAACAATCGTGCTGATGGATTCAAGGACCAACCTACTATCATTAGCAATATGCCTGATAATACTATTAATGAAACCAAATTAGAATTAATACTTAAAGAAGTACCATACGTATCTAATGGTGTATTACAATCAATGCACAATTATATTTTACGTAACCAGTTTGATGTAGATTTACATCAGGTGTATACTTCTCTTGACACACAGCTATCATATAAACTAGGAGGATTTAGTAATAAAAATCTTCTAGATTTTACTACTGATAGTAGCTTAGTAGGCCCAGTAAGACTTAGTGAAAATGATTTTAATATCACAATGTACAAAGGACTTGCAGATGTAATTTATAGTGCAAGTGAGATACAAATTACAAAAGTAGGTGTAAATTATAAAGTAAGTGGAATTAGTAATAATAGACAAGAGTTTTTATTTTACGAACCTAACCTATCTAATATCAATAAAAGTACTGTATTGAGTTTTAAAAATTTAAACTTTACAAAGTATGAATTATTTGCAAGTAATTTAAGTGTTGTAGAGTTTGGATCACTATTTGGTAAAATACAGGACACATATAACTTTATTCAAGGTTACTTTGAGTATTTGAGAGTAGCAGGATATGTAACAAACACAAACGGCGATAGTGCTAGTATGGAGTTTATTAAATGGTCAACCACTGCTGAAGAAAACGAAACTTTAATTATTGACTTGGGAAATGAAATTACATTTAACCCCAACTTTGGTAATGTTCAACAATACAATACATATGGTTATCATAACAATGATATCCTAGATCAAAATGGTAACATTATTGAAAACAAAGACATCAGTGTTAATAGACAAGATAGTAGCGTTACAATTAAAACAAAGCAACAAGGTACAATTGGCGGTATTAGTTCAGTTGTAATTAATAATGAACATGTTGTTGTGTTTGATAACAAAACTACCCTGGGCATTAATATGTATAACGGTGTAAAAGGAAATTATCAAAGAAGACTTTTCTTAAACGGACAGAAAACATCTGACTGGACAGGAAAAATTAAATCAATAGGATACTTAGTACAAGATAATGGCATTGTACAAAACTTTGATAGTAGTGTTGAACAGGTTAACGACTATTACAGAACTGATGTAAACGAGTTTAATGATCAAATTACAAAAGCAAAAGATATTACAATTGGTAATATAAACAGAGACTGGATTAGTCAACTAGGATTAGATAATACTACTATTACAAATTTCTACCAAGGTGCTTTAAAAGATGCTGGTACTAAAGGAGCCATAGATAAAATTGGCAGAACAACATTGCTAAATCATGGTAATACAAATGTATCAGTTCAAGAACAGTTTATGTTTAGACATAGTAATATGGGAGACAATAGCAAACTTGATAGTGCTGAGGTTGTTTTAGACAGTACTGATATTACAACCAATCCGCAAGTTATTACATTTGAAACAACAACAAGCAAAGATGTGATTAGTATTCCTGTTGGTAGTAACAAACTTGTAAGTAGTAGTTTACCAAGTTTTGAAACTATTGACTTTGGAGATAGCAACATTGAATTATTGACGGCTGGTGAAGTTTTAGATACAGAAGCTGATTATGCAATTCAAAATTTAAGTGAGATTAAAGAAGTTTATACTGACAGTAAACAAGATATATCGATACCTAGCTGGGATAGTACAACAAGCTATAAACTAGGAACAAAAGTTAGACATAACGGATCTCTTTATCAGTGTAACGTTGAGAGTACTGGACTTTCAGTCAGTACAAGTGGCGTTACTAGATTTGGTACTTTAACCAATCCAACTTTCGCTCCAGGAACACAGGCAGTCATTGCTGGCGTATCAATACCGATAGTCACGGAACAAACTATATATGATGATCTTTTTGCTACAGGTGCAATTAGTAACCCAACAATTCAACCAGGAACAGAATTATTGATTGACGGCGCAACTGTTGCATTTAATAATACCGCACCTGTTGATGTTGTAATTGGACCAGGTACTAAAATAGGAACCAGATTCTCTCCTGTATTAAATGATGTTACTGGTAAAACTATTAAAATTAATGATACTTTAGTTAATTTTGATGACACTCCAAACGACACTCAACAAAGTTATACTACCACTAACCAAGGAATAACTCCAGGAAATATTGTTGAAACTGAAACAGGTGTAGCAGCACAGCAAACATATTTAATAAGTCAAGCATTGTCAAGCGAAACATATTCAGTTGCTACTGTAACTATTGATGGAACCAGTGTTGCAGAAGCAAATTTCACAGTAAGCGGACAAAACCTAACACTAACACAACCAATTGTGGGTGGAGAAAATATTGAAATAACTTTGGTACACACAACTGTAATTGATGTACCAAATACATTCACTGTAAATGTGAAGAACATTACTACACCTACAATATATTTTGTTAAACAAGTTTTTGTAGGCAATTCAGAAACTACAAATTATACTGTAAGTGGCCAGGACGTAACGATAAATGATGCATTGCCAGTGGGTGTGATTGTTCAAATAGTTGTATCTCAAACGCCAAACAGTAAAAATACAAATGAAATTATAGCTATTATTAACAGTGCATTAGCAGCTGATGGCGTAACAACAATAACAGCAGCATCTACTTCTGATGAGAAGATACTATTTACATTAAGTGATCCTACTAACACTTCTGCTACTTTAACACTAGACCCAAGTCCTACTAATAATGATTTAGGGTTTGATGCTTTGGGATTTAATATAATTCAAATTGTAGAAACACAAACATTACCAGCAACACTTGATTTAGACCAAGCAGTATCAATTATTAATCAAACAAATCTTCCTGGTATTTCTGCTTCAAATAGTAATAATCAATTATTGCTTACATCTTCTCTTACAACAATGGCAATTGGTGGTTCAGCACAGTCAAGTTTTGGACTTAATAATACTTACACAGCTAACAATACTGTTATACAAATTAATACAACTGTAAGTAGTGCGGTAGCACAAATACAACAAAAATTAATTGAAGCTGGTGTTACTGATGTTTTTGTGACAGCGGGTGACACCAGAGTTAAAGTATCTACTCCTCTTTCTAGTCTAGATTTAGGCGATACAAATTTTAATACTCAAGCAGGTCTTGTTACTGGTATTCATACAAACACTACAGAAATTATACAAAACACAT